GACCTTGAGAGATATTGCCAAGGTTGTTCAGGGCGTTCATACGGTTGGAGTTGAAGTTCTGTTGGTCTTGGAAAGCCAGTGTCTGAGCATTGTCAGACTGCGACTGAGCCAATTGACCACGAGCCAGACCCTCGGCGATCCCGTGTCGGGACGAGCCGTACTGACCCGCACCGGTTGCACCTTGGCGGATCTGAGGGTTTACCTGAGTCTCGAAGTTGAAGTTAGAACGGTTGTTGGCTGCGTCGATAGCACCAGTCAAGCCGGTCTTGCTGGGATCGTAAGTCCCAAGATAGTCTTGGAGTGCAGCTTGGCCAGATGTGTTGAACATACCCTGAAGGTTCTGCCCCACACCGGATTGACCTGCAAGTCCAGCCTGTTGATCACCGGTAAGGTCAGCCACTGAGTCCTGACCACCGAAGTACGTCTTATCAAATCCACCACTCTGCATCCACGAATCAGCACCAGCCAATAGGTTTCTATTCTGGTCTTGCTGGAACGGAGTAGTGGTCTGATTGGACGTGGTAGATTGCTTAGTACCGCCGCCACCACCTGACATGTTAACCTCCTAGAGATTTAGCGTATACCCTACAGGTATCTGAGTAGCCAAGGGGAGTACCGATCTTGGCCCAACCGGGTCGACCATCGCAGATGATCCGGCCACACCCAAGCTCCTTACCCATGTGAGTCAGGAAGCTATCCACTTCGGCGTGGTCAATTGGAACCTTGTTCGTCTTATCCTTGCCAACCCAGAAGCAATTCAGGATCTTCATCTTAGGAGCCTCTTGAATAGAGATGACTCCTGCGAATGCAGACTCATGCTGGTAGAAGGCGAATACACTGAAATTGACCACATGGTCGTAGAGTGCTGGGATATCCCATAACTCTTTGAGGGTACTCCTGTCGAGTTCACGTTGCAGCCCGGGGGTGCACAGCTCCAACAGTTCAATGTTGTTGCGAGTAATAGGGGTAATCATGAGTCTCTCCTCAAAGCCTATAACTCTATTATACCATTTATAGGTTGTCAATGGGTACGGTAATTGTGGCACGGATACCCAAAGAACCAGAAGGCACTTGTAGGATATCAATGTCGCCATTAGTACGAACCCTAACGAGAGGAAGTGCGCCGATGTCACCAAGGGTATTGGTTGTCAAAGGGAACCCACAGTCGATCGAAGGTCGGAATCCTACTGGCAGTGAACCAATCACAACTGGACCCGGATCTGCATAAGTACCAGCAGTAAGGTGGATGATGATGGTCACGTTGTAGCTCCACTTACGATAGTGGAACGCTGAGTTGACCGTCCATCCATTGGTTGGGGTGATTGGAGTCCATGCAGTAGGCACTGGGTCAGGCGGTGGAACATACTCCACAGCTTCAACATAGTGCCACGCATTGTCGGTGCCCCACCGGTATACACCCTCTTTGCCAGTGCCTAAGGGGTCAGCGTTAACCCCGTCGAAGTAACAAAGCATGCCGGGTTTGTACTTAGAGGGGATCTCGTGGCGTACTTGCCACTCCCCATTCTGTAAGGCGTTATACTCGGCAGCAACCCTCCCGAACTCATCATTCAAGTACGGGAGGAGTTCCTCCGGTTGTTGTGGTGGAACGAGAGGGTTGAATGCCATTAGCGTTTACCTGCGGTTGGTACAAACTCAAGGGTGTATCCATTGAACGTCCATGGGATGGTTGAATCCATCTCCATGCGTAGACCAACGTAGCGTCCGAAGATCCTACAGTCGATCTTATGGTCAACCCCTACTTGGTAGAGATACGGGCCTTCCCACATCGTTGGGGAGTCTTGTAGCATACTGTGACCGACCCAGAATTTAGCCACGCCACCACCACTCATGTGAGGGGTTACAGAGGTGACTGCTTTGATCTTCAGGTCGTCGTCCATGTAGATGTCTGACTTCTCGACGTAGCTGGTGAATGCTGCCCCGTTGAAGGAGTTGACCTCCCCAACCACGTACATCCGGTTGGTTACGTTAGAGCCGAACACCATCTTCATCTTCGACGGGTTGTAGGTCTGGCTGCCCCATACGGTAGCGTCCGAGTCCCACGATGCAGTGTCACTGTCCCAAGTGTCAGGCTCTTGTGGATCAACCACACCAAGCGCCGCGGTGATGATGTTAGGGAGATCCCGAATGGTCCACTCATTGGTGACCCAGTTCCAGATGCACGCCTTATCGCAATACCCCGGGTTGTCTGAGCCAGATGCCTGCGGGAAGCACACCCACATCTCAGTGTTGTTGTAGTCAGGGATCACGAAGCAGTTCTGAGGGTTGTCATCACGGATAGAGTTGAACAGGAAGTCCTTCATATGTCCATCAATAACCGAAGCCTTGGAGACACCATTGTGGACGTACACATCCCCACGACCCACGACGAAATGCTTACCATCAAACTCAGCTGCGCAATTCGTACTAATCATCCCGATGTCATCGAAGAGTTGCTGGAACTGCCAGACAAATGCGCCACCGATATAGCGCATGGCATACACCGAATCTTCTTTGTAAATAATGAAAGCATCGCGGAGCTTCTTACCGTCTACAATCGCACCGGGAGTATCAGCGAGCGGATTCTCGCCAGCATCGTTCGTAGGGTCAGCAGGGTCCCAAGTGAATGGCACTTCCCCCGGATCTGCGGGCGAAGACCACTTGACGACGGTTGGAAATGGCACCGAGTCGACTTCGAGGTTGAGAGCAATCAGATAGTTTTTGAATGGTCTTACGATCTTTGCTCGATAGCTCAATGGCCAATTTGGCAGGTTCGTGAAGTTGTTAGCGCCGGGGAGGAGGCTCTGAGGAACATCACTGCCGTTGTTCAGGACTCCTACTCCAGCCAAGAACCCACCGTTCCAATTGTTCGTATTGGAGGCTGTATAGGCACCGCCTACAAGCCGAGAGTAGTCAACCCAGCCACCAACACCAGTAGTGATCCTGATAGTTGTAGCTGAGGCTGCTAACCAGAATGGAGTGTTCAGAGATAGGAATGGCATGATATGGAGAAGGGGCTCAGGGGGTGTATCGTACACCGCCGAGAACCCATCCGCCTGCATTACCTTCCCGTTTCTGAACCGGACGTTGTTACCAAAGGACCAAACCTTTGCGGGGAGATCAGATGGCTCCGGGTCGGTCATGATACCAGTAGGGTTCTTAATCTCAACCCTTTGAAGATCCATCGCCATAAGTCACCTCAAGATTTGATAATGAAACCCAACGCCATGAACGGAGGGATATGGTTCACTGCTGCACCCAAGGACGAAGAAACTCCATGGGTGTGAGCTGCACCAGAACCAACCGAGTCGGTAGCCTTAACCTCAGTAGGTCGAGCCGCTGGGGAGTAGTCAGGGACTACCGCAGAGTGACCCGAGGACCCACCGTCAAACGTGGTACATCTGTTCACGATGCTGTGGTTGTGAGACGGGATCTGGCTGATGTCCAGAGCCGTTGGGGTGATCGACACAGACAGTGTATGGGTGTGAGTGGACGTACCACCTACAGCCCGTACAGCAGCCGATGCGCCAGCCCCAAGGATGAACCTGTCTCGCAGGTCTGGCACGGAGAGACCACCAGTGATGGTGCCTACGCCGTTGCACAACAGCCAACCTGCTGGGAGAGCGTTGAGTGGGCCAGACCACATCACAATCATACCCGGCATCACGAACAGGTCGGGAGTAGCCAGTTGGTTGAGCTGAGCCTGAGTTACGGTGATCGCACCAGTGACGTTCGGGAGCGTAGCCTGAAGCACACGCTTGAGCATACGGATGTGGTCATCGCCAGCCCCCTTAGGATCAGCCCCCGTGGGGTTAGTCGCTACGAGCTGGTTGGGGTAGGTTGCACTTTCAAGAGCCATTGCGGCGCTCCTTATCTAATTCAGCTCGGAGCTGCTCCCATGTGATGAAGCGCTCTCTGGAAACCGCGGAGTCAATCTTTAACTGGATCACCGCGGCGGTTAGGTCTTTGACGGCCTCAACGTTCTGCTTCAGTACAACCTCCTGCTTTTCACCCTGAATCACTGCACTCCCTGCCACCATAATGGCAGAGAGCACGAGGGATACCGCGATAGTCTTTACCGAGTCCATTAATGCCATTATACCACTCCTTGGGACAGCAAGAACACTGTCTCAGCTGGCAGGGTGAATACACAGGTTTGTGCCCCGACGTTGATGGTTGGAGAGATTGTACCGTTGGTGCCGTCTGGGTTGAACACTCGGCATTCTACGCCGGATGTACCCCAGTTGAAATCATTGAGGTTGACGGTGTAAGAACGCTTCGACTTGTTCACACCCATGATGAACTTCCGGGTTACAGAAGCTTTAACGTTGGTGAATGCACACAGCTCCAGCTCGATCTGCGGGTTGTTGATCTTGTACGCAGTACCGATGCCGTTACCCTTTAGATGCTCACCCAACCACCCTTGGAACTTGGCTACGATCTTCGGTTCGAAGAAGGTGTAGTTCTCGTCCGTCAGGATCAGGCCTTTAGGGTGACTCACTTCGTCTGCAAGCAGGAAGTAGATTAAGTCATCCAAGTGGCCAGTGTTGGTTGCCACAGCGAAGATACCGGCCCACCACAAGGTGATGAACTGGGAGTTCTGCTGGTACAGGGATACCGAGGAACCACCACCAGTGTTCGTCTGCTCAATGCAGAGGCGACGTGCACCATTGTTCGACAGAGCGTAAGCTTTCTCGATGGTGTCTGCGTACTGACGAAGGTTTAGCAGCCCGTGTACAGTCCAGTCGTGCCACACAACGGCGTCTACGAGGTCTGGGCGCTCGGCAATGATCTGGGTAGCCCAGTCCTGCCCCTTACGTCCATTCTGCTCGCTAGTGACCCCATGATCGAACCGAGAGCTGCATGGTGCAGCAATCTTGATGTTCGCTGGGACCGACTTAGGGTTAGCCCGGATGTGCTCTGCAAAGGCAATGAAGTTCAATCTGAACCACTCATAATCAGGAGCTGAGAGGTTGGCCTCGTCAGTCGCTGAGATGATGTGTTCAATGCCGTAGGCACGGTTGGTGTACATCAGATCGATCCACGCATCCAGTGCAATGGCGCACTTGGGCTCAAGGTCGAACCTAAAGAGGTTCTCACGAGTACCAGCGTCGAAGATCGTGTAGTCTCGCTCTGCACCGAAGACCGAGGAGAACTCAGTCTTGAACACATCCTCGAAGTGAGGGTCGGTGCTCATTGGCTGCCAGAAGGTGTAGGAGTTGAAGGTCTGACCCTTGAGGTCGAGAACCAACGGCCTAACATCCACAGGGACAGTCGTGTAGTCCATGTAGTGCCCGAACTTCGGAACCTTACCCAGAGGGGTCAGGAACGACGGAGTGGATACTGTGATGGAGTTATCAACTGTTGCAGGGCGCCAGTACGTCGAGGCAGACTCAGCGAACAGGTTCGGGATACCATCCAGCCAGATAGCTGTACGGCCCTTACCCTTCAAATCTACGCGCCAGACCTGATCCAGTGCGCCATCCACAGGGATAGCCACGGTGTCATACTGGTAGAACCACTGCTTGATCTCAGTGTCTAGGTTGATAGCGAAGTCATCAGTGATCCGCGTCAGGGTTGCACCGTACGGACCTTCGATGGCCCCACGGTTGTAGTCCTTCATGCAGAACGTTGCAGCTTCACCAGCCAGCACCTTGAAGTAGAAGCGACCTTCACCACCAAGGGATCCGAAGAAGTGAACCTTCACTGGCTCGATGACCCACTCAAGAGTACGCTCGAAGGTGACGCTGTAGTTGCGATACGAGTAGCCCGGAACCACCAGCTTGTACTCTTTACCACCCTCTAGTGGGATGTTCACAGAGCCGTCCACTTGGTTCTCGTAGATCTTGATCTCTTGGAGCAAGCTGCCCTTGTTGTCTTGCAACCACAAGGTTTCCTCGTTCACATCAGGCATGTAAGCGCCTTCCCACGAGACGGTGATGTTGTCATCCACCAGTGGCTTCAAGTAAACGTCACACTCACGCAGCAATCCAATAGTTGTAGTCAAGATCTTGTTCTCCGAGAACAGGGGGCCGTAGTAGGTTTTAGGTTCGTTGAACATCTCGGTGAACTGGTTTGATGGAACGATCTCCTCGAAGACCTTAATGTAGTTACCCAATGGGGTAGCCGCACGATCCAACAATGCTGTAACAAACGTACCGCCAGTCCGCTTCTTCACCTGAACGGAGAAGAACTCGTTGTCGGTCATATAGTCGAGACATTTGGATGCCAGCGACGGGTCAGCGTTAGAGTCACACACTGGGCCGCTGGACATCCAACCAGTTGCGCTGCACTCACCGGTGGTGTTGTTACGCAGCAATCGGAAGTGGAAGTACAACTGATCGTCTAGGTTGAGTGGAATGTCCACTTTGGTTGGGAGGCCATACTTCTCTACGAGGGTACTGCCGGCCATGAGTACCGCAGCGCCCACACCGGTGTAGCCCGCAGGAGCCAAGGTAGCCAGAGCCGAAAGGCCATAACCACTGAACAGCTTTTCGTTGGGTCGGGTCACGCGGGACACCGTGGTACTCATGGTTAAACTCATAGGTATAGTCCTTGTGCTTCCTTCCAGTAGCCACAGGTAATTGGGCTCTGCTGGGTGGTAGTAAACTCCGCCTTAAACTCCCCAGTCAGCAAGTCATAGACTCGATACCGATCAGGGAAGAATACAACGAAGGCCCGGCCATAGATAGACTCCTTCGTGGTGGACGACGAGTTGTCAGTCTCCGAGAAGGCAATAGCGAGTGGCTTTTGATCGACTAGGATGTCCCATTGTTTGGAATCGTAGAAGTCGAATGAGCCAATCCTAAATGGTGCAAGCTTCCACTGAGTCCCTTGTCGCAGCCCCATAATGAAGTGGGGATACGGGGTGACCTCATCTACTTCCCAGTTCCACTGGAGGAACGACAACTCATCCCACGTCATGTCACCGATGTAGGGCATGTTCCTACCGGTGTTGATCTGAGTGAGTTGAGCCACAGTGCTAGTCCGTGCAGCCAAAGCATACATAGAGCTGAGGCACTCGTACTGCTTAACGTCTCCAGTGATGGCCACCTCAGTTGGAGTGATCAGTCCAGTCTGAGTATTCAGAATGAACCCACCCGTTGAGTGACCCACGAGGATGTAGCGGTTGTTCACTGTGTACCGCACAGAGTTCAGTGATGTAACCCCACCAATGGTGGCTAGGTTCCACTGACGGGAGAAGGTCATCGCTGGATAGTCATACTCATTGATGAGCCACTCACCCTCAAAGAATAACCCAACGATAAACTTGTCTGCCTCTCGGTTCCAACAAATCCCCTTAGATTGGAGGCCAGTTGGCATCTGTGCTAGGAATGCACCGTTCCGAATGTCCACTACCTTGACTACATTGTCGGTGGTCAGGTAGATGACCCATTGCCCAGATCTTTCCGTGGAGATGTTTTCAGGGCCACTAACATCATCCCCACGGGACTGAGAGTTAATCCGTCGCGACATAAGCAACTGATTCATCTCAACACTTGCAGCCGACTCGGCAGTACCACCAAAGGTAATGATCGTGTCGATTGGACTGGGCTGTCTTACTTTAGCAATAACAGCGTCGGATCAGGCTCGATCTCCCAGACGAGGTGCATGGTGACGCCCGTAGGAGCCACACCCGGAACTGGGTTAGGGACAAGCTGCATACCCCACGTAGACGGCAGAGCTTCAACAGAACCAGCGGTGAAGTAACCTTCGCTCTCGCCCACGTTGAGTGTAGCAGTCGCTTTCCAAGTAGAACTCGGATCGGTCGACTTCAGGTCAACCACAAGGGCTGCCGTAGTCGGGCCGTCACGTCTGATATAGCACTCTGTTAGAATAGGACGAGAGAGGTTCTGTCGAGGGTAGATCTTACACATGGCACCATCAGGACCGTAGGTCACGGTGTCCCAATAGAGATCCGCGGTGTAGAACTGAGCCTCAGTCGAACCGGTTACCCACTGGCCGTTGTTACGGGAGTAGGACTGGCCATCGTGTGGGGCGTCTTCGAGGACCACGTTGGAGATCGCTTGGGCTACAAAGGTGGCGTTGTTCTGCACCTCAATGGCCTGAGCATTCACCTCAAGGCGGTCATCCTCGACGGAGATCTTATCGTTAGCCACTTGGAGAGCGTCAGCAGCGACCTGTACAGCATTAGCATCGACTTCGTCAGCTGCTGCAACAATCTGATCCTTAGTGGCAATTGCGAGGTTGAGTACCTCGTTGGCTGCTCCCCGGGTGGAGAGCTCGCCATACATACCATCATACGCCATAACCGTAGTCTCCCGGGTTGTCTTTGTTCTGGACCGCGAGTACGGTGCCTTTGTACAGCGAGGACTCGTACATCATCTGGATGCGATCGATCTCGCCAGCCATCTTAGCACGCCAGTACTCAGCTCGTTCCTCATCATACACAAACAGATGCAGGAAGTGCAGCACCCCATAGAGGTACGTCAGGGGGCTCAGTTGGATCAGCCAATTGGTTTGGTTAGCAGCGTCGATGTCAGGGATGGTACGGAAGTAGTGACAGGTTACCGCACTGGGCTTAGCGAAGTCAGGGGCCGGGCTGAGGAACCAGAAGGGTCCTTGCTGGGCGAAGAACTTGGCATCAGACTCTTGCTGCTTGGTAGCAGCATTGCGGTAGTTCACGAATTGGGTCCATGATACCTGCTGGAGTGGCACACTTGTTTCACTGTCGTAGGCCCAAGTCAGAGACTTGAGTTCGTAGAAGTCTGGAGGGATAACCACTTGGCCATCCTCCCCTACGTCAATGATAGTGGTCCACTCCATAGGCGCGACCCTGAGAATCTGACTTGCCATACTGCCTGTGAAATAGGAGAACGAGTGGTACTGGTCGTCGGTTAAATCCGTACGGCCTGACCAATTCTTCGCCTCCGTAATCAGTTCATCATAGGTCGAGATCTTCATGGGTTAGATCCTAGAGTTGTTGGTACGAAGTTTCTCATTAGCAGAGTCATTGAGGAAACGAGACAATCGCAGCTTATGCTCAATGTCTGTGTTCACAAGGGCTAGGTCAATCGGACCTCCCTCGCTCATTGGACGGGTCTTGAGATACTCGACCATGACCAATGGGATACTTGCCACCTTACGGAACTCCGACTTCTTGTTGTCGTGTACACCACTGTTCCGTTCGATTGTATTCTGATCAAGAATGCCTTGGGCATCTTGGGTGTCTCTACGGGTGAACACACCGTTTTCCATGGTGTACTCAGACTGGATACCGTGATCAAGATTAATCATTTGTCTCTCCTCAGAAACAAGAAAGGGGCCCGAAGGCCCCCTCAGGGTTACGCAGGTTGCACGTCGCGGATCAGTGCGCCCGACTTCTCGTTGTTTACACGCAGGGTGTACTCAGCGAGCATCTGACGTTTTTCCGAGTCGCCGGTCTTCGCCAGTTCCCAGTGTTGGAACGGACGCAGATAGCACAGGGCGTGCATCTTCGGATCGTACATGAAGACTGCATCTTGTTTGAACCAACGGTTCAGTTCGATGCTGTAAGTACCGAAGTCCGACTCGTACACATCAACAGCTTGGCTGATGCGATTGTCCGAGGCGTTCAGGTGGATCTCAGTAGCACGACCTACGAAGCTAGACGAGATGTACTTCTTCAGGGTGGAGTTGGCCATCAGTTTGTTAGCTTTGCCACCTTCACGCCAGATGTTCTCGGCAGCGGTCAGGATCATGTCTTCGGTCAGGGTACGCAGAGTACCAGCGACACCGGCGGTTGCGCCGTTACCGGTTGGCAGGGTTGCGCCAGCGCCCATCGAGCCGTTGGTCTTGTAGTAGCTGTAGATGTTACCAGCTTGACCAGCGACAGACGAGGAACGTTGAACCTTGGCCAGAGGGGTGCCGACCAACATGTGTTCCATGTCGAGACGGATTTCCTTACCTTTCTTAGCCAGTTGGTAACCCATTTCCTTCGCACGACCAGCCTTGTTGACAGCGTCAGCAGAGCCAGTGACTTGCAGAGTCTCACTCACGATCTGACAGATGTTGTCATTCATCGTGGTGAAAGTACCCGGGTTGATGGTCGCGTCTTCACCTTCGATCTTGGTGTTAACGGCTGGTGCACGCAGCTCGTCGGTCTGCCACTGGTGCTGGAGGGCTGTTGCAGTACCCTTCGGAATACCAGACAGGAACGGGGTGTCGTACGGTTCGATGTTGTAGATGACGTCGATCAGATCCTCGCGCTTACCATTGATAAGCACGGTACTGACGGCATTGACGGGAGTAGCCATGGTTTAGTCTTCCTTATTAGTCAAAGGACGCTGCGAGGAGTGCAGCTGCTGATTCAACAGATTTGTCTTGTTTGAAACGTGCCAGCTTAGCTTTGCTCGCTGCGCGGTCAGCATGGTTCTGAGGGACCGAAGCCGCCGATTTGTTAACCGGTGGTAGGCCTTTCGTCACCTTCTTCTCAGCAGCTTCTTTCCGTCGCACAGCTGACTTCGAATGTTGCAGAGCTGTGTGCAGTAGCAGGAGATGCCGAGCATCGACGATACCGTAGATTTCCTCTGCGGTGTAGCCAATGTCTTGTGCATACTTGGCCAGCGCCACCTTGGTTTCATCCTTGTCGAAGTCAGGGATCAACTTCGAGGCCATGGTGAGTTGCTGTTCAGCGTATGCTTTAAACTTCAGTTCACGTGCTTTGTTCTGGATAGCAGCGATGTTCTGGCGACGTTGCTCAAGAGCCTGCGCCTGTTCCTTCGCTTCCAGTGCCTGAACACGGAGCCGTGCGTACTCGTCTGGGTTCTGAACCTTCAGGGTTGCCCAATCGATCTGATCAAACTTGTTTGTGTCGGACTTGACGATGGTGGACGCTACGGTCAACTCTTGGAGCAGAGCGTCTCGGTCAGCCTCAACCTCATCGAGTTTGGTTTGGAAGTCAGCCTCAAGCTGCTGAGAGCGAGCCATGAAGTCTTCGTTACGCAGGTAGCCTGCACGAAGCTCAGCGAAGTTTACTTCATACTCTTCTTCGCCGATCTTGATGTCCACAAGTGTGTCGTCATCAATCTCAACGTTCTGAGTTTCTTCCTCGCCGTCACCCTCTTCCTCATCACCTTCCTCAGCCTCGTCGCCTTCTTGCTCGTCAGGATCTTGCGATTCCTCCTCAGCATCAGGTTCGTCATCAACGGCATCAGGGTCAACTGGAGCTGGTGCTTCTCGTTCGTAGTCAAGCTCATCACCTAGGCCCTCAGCGATTTGGTCTGCCAGAGCGTCAAGCGAGATTGCGCCTTCAATCGGATCCATCATTCTCTCCTCTCTGCCATATACAGATCGTTGATCACGGACTTAAGCCGCAACTGTAGTTTCTGCATGGCAATTGTTTCGTGGTATAACATCTCACGAGTGGCTGAATCAAGAGGGGCTGTTTGGAACAGCTCCCCCTTAATCTCTTCAGTCACTTGGTTTAGGATCTCATCAAGCGTTCCTTCGTCCAGAAGCTCCTTGATGCGGATGCTTAATGAGTAATCATATCCAAGTCTCATAATTCCATTATACCTCAGTTACATTACGAATTGGAAGGTTTTCTTGCAGGTTTTTTCGACGCTGGTACTTTACCGTCACCAATAGCCGCAGAACGCTGCTGTTTAGCCTCCAACATGAACTCAGCTTCATCGCGAGCACGCTCCCACTGGAACTTCTCACGTTCGAACTCAAGCTCTTGCTCCTTGAGAGACATCTCGCGGAGTTTGACTGTAGCTTCTTGTTTCTTGAGTTCCAGCTCAGCCAGTTTGAGTTGAGCCTCAAGGTTAGCCGCTTGGGCGTCCGCTTGGCTCTTCATTCCACCAGATTGAGCAGTGATGAGCTGGGCCTGAGCCTTAATGTCATCCGGTTTAGGTTTAGCGTCTGCTTCGGCCTTAGCCTGCATAGCTGCCTGACCTTCAGGACTGTTAGGGTCTTGCCAGAACTTGGTCACGTCTTTGTAGCCAGCGTTCTCTGTGAACTCCTTGAGCAAGTTATAGATGGTCACTGGGGTAACGAGTACGCCCATACCACCTGCACCGACCACAGTCTGTACCAGCTCGAACATCCGAGTAAGGTGCAGCAGTTGTTGGTCCTTGTTCATGTTGCCCACGCCGACCATTACAGACATGTCGGTACGGTTACGCCAGCTTGCTGGGTTAACACGGATGTACTGGCCACGAAGCTCAAAGACTTCTTCCTGATCCTGATACTTCACTGCATGCTCATGGAGCAGCAGCATCAGGCGCTTGAAGCCAGTCTCAGCGAACATACGAGCGATCAGGTCGATCTGTTGCTCTGCTGCGGTCATCAGTTGGTTGACTGAGGAGGCCGCTTGGTTCGAGTGCAGAGTGTTCTCATCGAGGCCTTGTGAGCGTTCCGAGACACCAGTACGTTTGCTACGGTCACGCTCCAAGCGGTCCAGCATATCGTAAGCCTGTTGGCTCAACTGCGGGGTCGGCAGGTCTTGGATCATGTTGATCCCTTTGACCCGGACGATACCCGACTGCTGGTTCGTAAGCAAGTCTTCCATGTTCACAGCACCATCAACTACAGCCATACGGCCGTTGTTCTGACGGTAGATGTTGTCCAGCATTTGACGCATCAGGACAGAGCGGATCTCTTGGATGTCTTTGATCTTGTCGTACATCGACTGACCGAAGAACTTGTGAGCGATCCGGTGACCAGTCAAGTCAGCGAACGGGATGCTATCCCAAGTGTCATCCCAGAGGATGTGGCTACCGGCCGTAACGATACGACGCAGCTCAGCGTACCCATCACCATCCGCATCCAAGCGGACATACGACTCAGTGACCCACACCTTACGGTTGGCCTCTGCATTGTCGCTGGAGTGGTAGGCAACATCGCCTGAGCCGTCGTAATTGTCACGTACGAGGCCTTCTGGGGTGCTGTCCGAGTAGTCCCACTCATCAGATGGCAAGTCCTCTAGAACGTCCTCAGGGACGCCCTTAGCACGCAGGTCGCTGATGGTTTGCAGCTCACGGTGTGCAGTGAAGAGGGAGTCATCGAAGCTAGTAGCGTAGCGGTCGATGAGGAAGTGCTCTGGTGGGATAACACAGACCTTAATGTTCTTCTTCTTGCAGTCCGTACGAACCTTGATAGCAAAGGTGCCATCACCATTGTCGGTGCGTGCAATGATTTGTGCGTCAGGCTCAGAGAGTACCTCGGTTACCTGCTCGTCAGTGATGCCATCGTAATAGTCGAACTTCGGATAGTTCTCTTCCTCAGTGTAGACCTTCACGACACCATTCTTCATCATCAGGGCGTCTTGGAACCAGTCGTAGGTAATCTCGAAACCTTTGTTCTTACGCATGAATAGATAGTTGACGTACTCCGTCTCCTGCTCTGCGTAAGGAACATCCTCAGCGGTACTCGGGTTGAACTTGCAGACCTGACTGCCGTTGAAGAACACCTTCATCATCGAAGGCATGATCCAGTCAATGGTCTCTTGGACGTCACGGGTAACGACCTGAGACTTGCCCCGGACCTCATTACCCAGTGGCTCACCGAAGTAGTACTTCAGGGCTTGGGAGCGTTGGTCCGAGAGCTCACTAGTGTTGTAGTCGAGGGAGTCCTTGATGAGCCGGTCTACGTGGGCAAAGACCTCATCGGCATCCATCGGCTTGATTTGTTGTGCTTTCGCTTTCTTAGCCATCAGACGATTCCTTGTAACCAAGTAGGGTTGAGCGGCTTGTTGCCAGACCAGTAGGCGTCGTTGCCATTGAGGCTGCCTTGACGTGCATGACGACTAGCCATAAGCATGGCGTACCGGGTAGCAGAGATCATGTCGTCGTTCTTATCCACGATCTTCCCATCCAGACGGTGGTAGATCTTAGTCTCTTGGAGGAACTTCTGGCAGGTGTTGAAGACCTTGAAGCGGTCCTCTTCCATGGCATTCATCATGTACGCGATCCCTGTTTCGACCGAGTTACTAGTCTTCCCATCCAGTGTTGGTGGGTTAGAGAACGGTTCCATGACGATGTTCAGTCCATAGTCCTCTTGGAGGATCTTGATGAACTGACGACCGGACCCCGCACCATCACGCTTGAAGGCGTCATGGGGGACAACCACCGGGATCTTAGCACCACCCTTACCACGAATCGCAGCAGCGAAACTGGAGAAGGTATCACCTCGTTGACTGTACTCATCATATAGATAGTACTTGTCGGTCTCGTTGTCCCAAGCGATACACGCGATACCGTTGGGGTGGTCGAAGCCAAGGTCGATACCAATGATCCGCATCCAGTGATCCGGGATCATGAAGGGGTCGCAGATGATCTTGTTCTCGGCCACAGGGAATACAACACCAGAGCCAAGAGTTGGTTGCCCGGACACACGCATTGCTCGCTCAGCTTCGGTGTAGACAGACATGAGCTGCTCCTTCACCTTATCATCCAAGTGAGGGGCGTCTTCCCATGAGGCTGTAACCAAGTGCTGACCGGGCTTCAGGTGATACATGAAGTTCTTCACGATCTCCGTCAGGCCGTGTTCTGGGGTAAAGGTAAGCATTACAAGGCCACCGGTGGTAGCCGTACGGGTGATACATTGGGTGAAGATGTTGTTCGGGCATTCTTCGTCAAGCCAGATCAGGTCCACTGCCTTACCCATGAACTTGTCTTGCGACATTTCGTAGGACTTAAAGTGGCAGATGGAGACGCCGCCCGACACGTGCTTTACAAGCACAGCCTGAACAGCACCGGGGATCTGAGGCTTGTTGATTACATCGACGATCATCTCTTTGGGGATGGAGCCAGTACCAAACATGGCAGGGTCTTCCCAGTCCCCCAAGAGGGCCGACTGTAGGATGTCCCTAGTGGTGTCCGTGGAGATACCCGCGGCCCATGCTAGAACTGGTTCTTCAAACCGACGACCTTCCCACCAATCCGGGTACAGACCCGTCAAGTGGACACTCATGGCGTAGGCACCGGTGTACGTCTTACCGCATCGGTTACCTGTCATGGCCAGTACTTGCTGGCAGTTCGAGGAGGCCTTAAGGAACTCCTTCTGCCAACCGTATGGGCTATAGAACTTGAATTGCCAGAACTTCTCGCGCTCTTTGAGCTCTCCAAGAAGCTGGACTAGTCTCTCCTCAGTGCTGTCCATCAGTCTCTCCATTCCGCCTCAAGGCGCCTCTTCTGGAGGGTAGCCGACGGTTCTGTTACATTGAAGGTGATCCGGTAGGAGCAGACAGCCCCATAGATCATCCAACGTTGCAGAGTGGGAACACCCAAGTTCTGCATCGCCTGATTCAGTACCTTATCACACTCGGCACGGGTGATCCTCACGGGCTTCCCATCGCGCACTACGGTAAGGTATTCACATAGCAAATCGTGCACCACAGCGGCTTGCCCATAGGCACCCCACGGTGGAATCATATTCCAAAACAAACGAGGCACACTGGCCCCGTCAGTTAGATATCCCCTAGGGATAGTGATGTGGCTCTCCGGGTCGATCATGTAGCTAAAAGGGGTGAGGACACGCCAATGGTCGTGACCAAGTGTCCGACTAGCGAGGGCATCATACCGGGTGTCTAGTGGCTGGTCGTAACTCATGGCGCGTCCTCATAAAGGGGCCCCGAAGGAGGGAGGAGAGGTCCTCCAACGGGGTATGTTGCTCAGATAGCCTGATATTGAGTCTGACAGTCGATCGTATGGCGGATAGCCTCGACTAGGTCTTTGACTCGGGTTGGTGTTTGGCGGGCCCACAGAGTGTTCTGGAAGCCCTTGATTGCAGCGTGGTAATCACCCTTCTCTAGTAACCCGAATGAACCCGGGAAGTCAGTGTCGAAGTCGTTACCGAATTGGAAGTTGCATGAGACCAGCGCATCATACAGTGCTTGGGTCTGGTAGGGCAGTTTGTTGAGCTGCTTAGTGGCAGCCTTACGAGCCCCTGAGATGTCCTGCATGAGCCACGCATTGGACTCATACTGCCCGAAGGCATCAGGATCTCCTTTACGACGGAGGTGGCCTACACCGCCTGTCCACTTGCCCAAGCTGTCCTTGTACCAGTGAAGCTTCTCACCTTCCCTTAGCTTCACCAGCTCGATGTCACTCCCCCGTAGATTCTTCTCGATTGAGAATCGCAGCAACGGTGGGGTTTTCTCGGATAAGGCGCCTAATTTCATTCTCAAGTTCCTCGGTGTTCATCTCTGTGGCGTCCTTGGTGACCAGCTCAATGGTCTGCTTGGCGTTGAAGCCACCGCGGTCCATGATGTCTTGAGCTGCTTTCAACCGGATACCAGCCTTTTCGTCAGGGTTTGTAGCGATCTCAAGGATCACCCTAAAGGCGGTAGGGACGTGCACCCCAATGTGCTCACTGAGGTATAATTTGATGTAGTCAGCGTTCTGACGGTAGTACTTGTGGGCGTTTGCCCTGCAATTGTGACCCGAATAGCCAGCCTCTACATAGGCGTCCTCGCGGGTTTTACCGTCTGCGAGGGCCTTACAGAAGTCATCAAGCTTCTCTTGCTTGTTCTTCGGGGCATCGGCGATGTTTGTGACGTTGCTCACGGTGCCTCCTCGGCTGAAATCAGCCTATAGTTCTATTATCTCAGGGTGGGACCCTAAGGTCAACCTATGATTTAAAAGCTTGCTGGAAAAGCAGTCTACGACGGCCTCCGCTCCTATAGGTCTACCCTATAGATAGTTTATAGAATAGGTTTTAAGAAGAAGTAAAGACCCTATAAGACCATTATACCCATGCCAGTAAGACCCTGTCAACCCTAAGGTAAGCTTTAGATACTCCTTAGGGTCTACCCTTAGGGGCTTCTTCAGCTCCTATGTCCTCAGGAGTCCCCTACGGGTCTACTAAAGGGAAGGCCTAGACCCCTGAAGTTGAAAATAGCCCCCGGTGTGTATTAGGGATATCCGCTTGGGACACTCAAGGAGTTAAGTGGGGGTGGCCCCTAAGGATTCCTCCTCATGTACCTCATAGGGATAACCAATGGTGCAACCCCCTCCCCCATAGAAAAAACCTATGGGGTTGCACCTATAGATACCCTTATGGACATTCCTGTACAAGTATACAGTGCTACCTGTAGTAACCCTCATGCATACCTCATGCCAACCATAGGTGCTACCTTACTGGACTACCTACCACTACAAGGGTGTTACCTAAAGGTGATACCCGCTGATACGCCTTAGGATGCGTTAGGAGACGCTTTGCTTTGTACCCCTAGGCTAACCCCTAGTGATGCGCTAAAAGAGCAGGCTTGCTAAGTCACTGATACATAACACTTTATTCACACTATCTTGACCGATCGATCAGAAGCTGACCATTCGATCAACTTGTAGTGTTACTACATGACCAACGGTAGTTGGCAGATACTATGACTTCGTGTATCACGCGCACCCCCGTTTCGTTTACCTATAGGCACTCCCCCATGCTGCCCCTTGAGATACTATGACGGTGCCTTGATGCGTACCCGACGAACGGTATTTGCACTATCCCAAACCCCAACTAGAGTTACCAATAAGCAAGACGAACAACGAACAACGAAGTAAAGAAGCAAGGCGACGAACGGTAGTATACAGGGGGATTCAACATCCCTTACAGTTCGCCTACGGTTAACCGAACGGATGTCACGGGTAGGTTGGTCGGCTTCTAGTAGTATCTCAGGCCCGCGTTAGGCCATATGTGTAAGGCACCGTAAGGCGTGTAGTCATTAGCCCGGATAGAATGCCCACCACTGGTTATCCATACAGTAGTGAGAGCCCTAGAGGGATCGTGATGAAAGCTGGTGAAAGGGGACGCGCTTAGTCTGTTAGCCCCTTACTTCCTGAATTGTGCTAAGTGTGCGAGAGCTACGGCAAGACGCACCCTAACCCTAATGCCAATGCCAAGGTTGGGTTAGGAGATAGGTCTAGAGAATAGGCTTATGTCCTAACCCAATAGCATTGGAGTAGAACATGAAAGACGATCCAGATAAGAAGGCTACGCCACCAGCTAAGCCACACACTGCCAAGTACAAACAAGGCAGTAAGAATGCAATCAATAAAGAAGGTGGCAAGGTATGCCGCAAGAACGCACTATTTCAGCACAATGCACACGATGATAATCCATTGTCTGCCCTGCTGAAATCAGAGACCAAACCACGCAAGGATAAAACCCCAAGGTTAGATCCTTTCATGGTACGTCAAGCTAAGCTCAAGGCCCGCGCCTGAGATACTATGACGCCCGCTGTACTCCCAACCAAATGTAACTAGAGGTAACAAATCATGGCACTTACAATCGCAAACCTGATCCGTGGTCAAGGCAAACTCATGGCCGCCTCGGTTGACTTTTACAATGCAAGCAAGGACTGGCAAGCCAAGTCGCAAGTTATGGCAGCCTCGGCGGCATACCATGCACACGCCACTGGTGACATCCGTGCAATCAACGTGGTCGTTGCATCCATGCCAAAAGGCGCCAAGGTTAACAGCCTTCGTGACTACTTCGCGGCCTTCGCCCCGGTCAAGTGGAACGAAACGGCCAAACGTTTCAAATTCGACAGTACCAAGGTGGTCACACTCGTGACTGGCGACGGTGTGGAACATGAATTGCTCGGCAAAATGCTGGCCAAATCATGGTGGGAAATGCGCGCTGAAGAAAAGGCCGACACCTACAAACCATTCGACCTCGGCGCCAAGTTGCTCCGTCTGGTAAAGGACTCCAACAAAGTGTTGGAAGAGGGCGACAAAACCAAGGAGGTTATAACTAAGGCCGAAGTGGCAGCGCTTGAGGATTTGGTGCGCCGCTTGTACCCTAATGGCCTGAGCAAAACTGCTTAATGGCGAGTGCTATCAACAAAGTGTGTTGGCTTAGGTCAGCACACTTGATTGGTATCACCCATCAAATGTAACAGAGGTGTAACATGAAAAGTATTATCATTGGTGTGCTGCTGTATATAGTGGTCGTGTGTCTGTTCTTCGGGTTAGTTGCTCTGTTTCTGGTACAATATGGTCCCGGTATGTGGGGTGTTGTATTGGAAGGTACAACTGAAATCACAAAGGCAATCACGGCTGGCCAACTGGCCCGCTAGATACTGTGACGGGTCCGTG